CCCATACACATTTAGGTTTTGTTGGTTATTCACCTAAGAACGACTATAAATTATTAGCAACTTCATCTAATATTCTTGACACTTCTCCTGAGGGTCAATGGATTAAGCATGATGCTGATACTATGCCTACTTCTTGTGGGTCTTTATTGGTCGATATGGAAACCAACGCAATTATAGGAGTTCACTACCGTAAAGGTGATTCTAAGGGTGTTAATATAGCCTGGACTCTCTTTCCAAAAAACTAAATAGGTCCTCTCGCTTCGTACCTAGGAAAAAACTGAGTAGATCTCAAATGATTGAGAAAGTTTTTTCTACGTTGCAAGAGGGTTATAATTCCTATAAATGTTTTGAATATTGTGGCAGGTTTACTGTTAAACCTATAAAGGATGATTTCAACTATGAAATGCCTAAAGGCTTTGCATCTAAATATGTAAGCACCCATAACTCAGAACTACTAGAAAAGTGGGCTGATGACATGGTTATAACAAAGTCTACTTTCGAGACACTAGATATATCAGTCCGTAAAATGGATAATTTTCCACTTTATGATTTCACAGATGATTCCGAGTATCTAAAGGCTTGTACTATCTTAAAAGATAGATACCTTGAAGGTTTACTTTGTCCTATTCTAACTCTCGATGAAACTATAGTTTCAATCGATCGAACCAAAGCTTGTGGCTTTATTGAGAATCAATGCGGTTACAGGTCAAAAGGTGATTGGATAGATGCTGGCTACATCTCAGAGATGTGGCACGATGACGTTCTCAAGGAGATACCTCTTTGGAAAGTTGCTGGGAAGATTGAATCTGAAAATAGGGTGACTTATTTGGAAGATCATAAACAGCGTACTTTTATTATAGAACCAATCGGACTCTATTTCCACCATAAACGTATATACGGTGCTCAGAGTATCGCAATGCGTGGGTGTTTTTGGTCAGCATACGGTTTCAATCCTTATGAAGGTGGCGTTAATAAGTTGGCAAACCGACTTATGAAACATCGTAGATTTTGGATGTGGGATGCTGTTAGATGGGATCGTAAAGCAGCATGGATGCGTGCTGTTTATACGCTTAAAAATATGTGCTTACCTGAGGATAAGTTCAAAGAGTGGGTCACCGAACACAACGTGAATTCACATCTTGTTCTTCCTAATGGAGACCTTATCTATAAAACTTGGGGAAATAACTCAGGCTCAGGATCAACAACTGTTGATAACATATTAGGGATGTCCCTGATTATAATTCATGCCCTGCTTCGTTTGTCGAAGGGAGATCCAAACATAGTGGACTTAGTTGAAGCCGCTTGTTTTGGAGACGATGTTGTTGGGTCAGATAGTATAAACTGTTCTGATGAAGAATTTGAAAAAGTTTTTCGTGAAACCTTCAACATGTATGGTCATGAACTTGATCCATTCATCGTAACTCGTGATATCGAGAGACTTGAGTTTCTTGGATTTAGATTCAAAAACTTAGGTGGATGGTATGGACCTTTATATAATCTTGGAACACTTGCAAAGTCGTTTCTATATAGTGTAGAGAAAATATCGCGGGACGGGGAGATCAGTAAAATGCTCTCTCTACTCATGATGTCTGCAGGTCATGGGCTCGAAATCTACACTGTCTTTCGTGATGCATTAAATGAAGTGATTACTAAGTCTGAGACTGATCTCGCAAAGAGATTAGCACGTTTTGGTGTTCCGACCCATGATGAAGCCTTAGAGTTTTATCGAGGAGGGTTTGAAGGTCTCAACGTTGACATGAGTAACATTCTCTGTGATTTATCTTTTTTGCATGGAGGCGGTTATTACACCAATGGAGGAGAAGAGGTACAAATTATGTGTAATGACTGATTCAAGCGTCGCAAAAGTCGAAACAAAGATTGACACTATCTCATCGAAAGTAGGAGTGTCGGAATCAGGATCTAATTGGGTGAAATCCGCTCTAGATCCTTTCCCGGACCAACCTCGTGATTGTGCGGGGTATCCTGATCAGATTAATGGTCCATCTATAGTACAGAAGTTGAAGTTTCAGAAAACTTTTTCACGTCCCAGCTCTGTTGCCCCTGGTAATTGGGATTGTCACATGTTCTTTTCACCATGGGACAATGACGTCAACTTAGTACCTTATGATATGACACTTGATGGATCAAGTAAAAATGGTAATACTGCCGCAATTTACTTTCCAAGTGGAACAATAGGCCCTAATGCGCCAAATTGGGGAGCCGGAGGAAATATCGATTTTGATACTATGAATGTTGGTCTCCAACGTCCTTGTGGTGGTCTTGTTGTTCGAGCCACCTCCTCAGGATCTAATATGACAACCTATCATAATTCGTTGTCTATTCCTATTCCAAACTCCTACTATCAGAATGGTAGGACTCGTGTCATCGCTAAAGCATTTGAGGTTCATAATACAACCGCAGAGTTGTATAGGCAGGGAGCAGTAACCACCTATCGCGACCCTACTGTTGCTGTGAAACCGTGTAATGTCACCTATGGAGCTCATTTTAAAGATATGAGCACTGGTTCGTACCAGTTTTATCCTATGGGGTGTCGTACAACGGCGTCTAGTGATATACCCACTAACGTTGATCAAGTGCTTAATATATTGGATTCTCGTGAGTGGAAAGCTGAAGATGGATGTTACGTTGTAGCAACTCTTGCTAACTCAGTTATTCCTCCTCTTTCAGAGCAGGATGCTGTTTTTCCACTCATTTTTGATTATTCTGCTACAGCAGATATTCAACTATGGTATCCTCAGATGTCTCAGGTTGGTACATCACCAACATTTGCTATGTCTGAACAGAATGGCCAATATCCCGGCTATGTGGGGTGTTTTAACACATCGGGGGCCTGGTTTACAGGTCTTTCTGATCAAACAACTTTAACAATAGTTGTCCACTATATCATAGAGAGATTTCCAAATGAAACTAATAATGATCTGGTTGTGTTAACAACCCGTTCTCCTGCTTTCGATCCTGCTGCCATGGAGTTATATACTCGAACGGCTTCTTATTTACCCACAGGTGTCCCTGTTTCAATGAACCCTGATGGAGAGTGGATTAAGAATGTGGCAGATATGCTGGGTGGTCTAGGTGTACCTGGTATGCCTTTAGTTAAAGGCGTTGTAGATTTATGGAATGCGACGCCAAGTATGGGACCAAAGAAGAAAAATAAACCCAAGAAGCAGGCCCAAAAACCTAAACAAGTTCAGGGTAGGCGTCAACTCACCCAAGGTGAGCAGGCGTGGAACGATTTTGACCTAGCCACTGGTAGAAAACCAGCTTTTGTTGTTGCTAAACAGAATCCTAATGGTGGATACCGTAAACGTGG